CCGTCAGCACCATCACCAATCAAAGTGACGGCGGAGTTGATACTGGCGCCGGTCAGGATTGTTTGGGGAGTGTCTTCGGTCGTTTTCATTTCGATGGTAGCAGCGCCACCCTCAACTGTTTCGACTTCTACGGAGAAGGCAACGAGACAGTTGGCCGGAAGGGCCATAACGGTGAACAAGTCGCCGTCGCCGCCGGGATCGGTGACGAAAGAAACTTCTTTCTGCACGGCGTAAGCCTGCTTGTTGGGAGTAGCCGGAAGTTCCGTGCTGCTATTGGTAAGATCATAGGTACTCATAGTACATGTCCTTTATCTAATTTACTATTTCTTCAAGGTGATGGGGAGCAAGCCGAAGCTCACTCCCCTTAGTCATCAGTCTCAGCCCTTGCGAGCGTAGACATGGACCAAACTTTCCGGCTTGATCACTTTGTAACCGAAGACCTGGAGCGAACGGGTAAGATCGCCAAAGTCGTTCTGGTTGCGGATAACTTCACTTTTCGTCAACTGCGTGGCGAAGGTGATGGCGGTGATGTGTCCAACCATGATGTTATACACGCTGTAAGCGCCATCAACGGTCGTGTCGAGCAGGTTGCTCTTGTAACACTTCATGCCACTGATCATTCCAACGAGACCATTACGCAATGGCGAAACATCGTCACCGGTCATGGAAGCGTCTTTCAGATCACCCTTCTCAAGCAGGTTGTAGTACCAAACGGGGATGATGACGAAACGATCCGTTTCGGGAACGTCGTACTCTGACAAGCAACTGCCGGCATCAACCAGAATGTCAACTGCGTTTTCTTTGGTCACGACGAGCGGAGTACCCGAAACGCCCATGTTATAGGAGGAAGACTTAACACCAGCGGTAGCACCCTTGTTACCAGCTGCGGCGTCGGCGTATACGTCACCGAAAACATCAGTTTCGATGGCGATCTTCATTTGGTTCGAGGCATCTTCTGCCCACTTGTTCACGAACGGCAGGTCGGATTGCTTCTTGTCCAAGTCTTTACACTCGAAGTTGAAGTACTTGCCCTTGTCGATGAGCAGGGTGTTGTTGGCCGAGGTGGGACGCTGAACCGCGAGGTTCTGACCCTTCTCGTAGTCGTTGATGGTGATGTCTGGAACGGTACGGATCTGGACCTTATCGCCGTAATCGGTGATCTCGCCCTCGTAATCCGTGTTCGTGACTTCCGTGAGGACGGTGCCCTCATAGAATTTGATCAGCATCTTGCTGGACCATACTTCAGGAATGTAAGTTCCCGAGTACGACGGTTCGCCTTGTGCTACTGGATAAGCCATAGCTTGTATCCTTTCTTTTTTATCTCAGCAACTCGCGGCAATCGCCCAACGGGTTAACGTCGGATTCGATTTTCCGCTTGCGCCAAGTTTAGTTCTTGTTCCCAGAGAATTTTATCCCCTGGCGTATACTTCCCAAGTGCGATGTTGGTACTGATGCTCTGGTATTCAGCAACAGTGTACATCTTCTTGGCCGGTGCAGGAGCAGCAGGGACAGTTCCATTACCACCAGGCACAACTTGCTGTTCAAGTGGAACCACAACGACCGCATTTGGGTCCGGTTGTGCAGTTTCCGCATTGAATGACTCAACCATTGCCGACAAATTGCCGATGTCATGCGAGTCATAGGCTTGTTGCAACGCCTGTTTACGGGTGATGGGAGAAAATGCGGCTAGTGGTTTTGCCAACCAGTCGTTGAATACAGGGTCAGTGTCGAGCGCATCAAGTTCAGGAACCTGCTGATTAACCATCATGTTAAACATCTGTGCAGTGTCTTGACCGCCTCCTTGGCTGCCCGATTCTATCAAGGCTTCCAGTTCGGCTATGCGTACGTCACTTGCCTGTTGCGAGACTTGAACCATGCTTTGTTGGTTTTCAAAAACCTTCATCGCGGATTCTTCGCCAATCGCGTCAACGTAATCCTGCCCGTACATTGCAACAAGGTCTGGTCTGACCGGAATGACTGGAGGCGGTGGAACTACCGGAGCGACGGGTGCCGCTGGCTGGTTCGCCTGCAGGAGTTGTTCGCGCAATGCGACGTTCTCCTGATTTGCCTTCATCATTTCTGCGTTGTACTTACCCTTTAGAACGTCATGCGAATGTTTGAGAGTTTCAAACTCAGCATTTGGCGCGACCGGGGGTGGTACTGGTGCGGGCGGTGGTTGGAGAGCCGGAGCCGGGGGTGGCGCAACGGTGTTCTCCAAGGGTGGCGTAACGGGTGCAGGTTGGGGTGGCGCTAAAGGTATTGCAGCCGGTACGGGTGCAGCCTGTGGCGTTACTTCCGGTGCGGGAGTCGCATTCAAGTCCTTGATGGTCTTGTCTGCAGCATCAGCCGCGTCCTGAACGTGTTTTGGGATTCCAGCCATTTCTCTGTTCCTTTTTTTGTGAGCCTACCGCCGGCAAGTATTCCTTTCGGAGCTTCCATTGGTGAAGTATTCACCTTTTTTCTTTTCCTGGTATGCAAACGGGAGCCCGTCAGTGGGTATTCCCTTCTTCTACGTCTCTGATAACTTCACGAGCATACGCTTTCTGTGCCTCGTGCAGTTTAATCTTTTCGTCAGATTCCGTGATGAGTTCGATCATCTCATTCAGTTCGCGGCATCTGCCCTTTAAAATGTTCGTCATGTCGTTGTCGTGCGTGTTGATCACGTCCATTGACGTCTCATATAGCCTGTCGGATAGCATCGCGACAAAGTGTTCTCCGGCAGAGTCTCGCTTCAGTTGGCAAATTGCCCGAAGCATTTCGTCTGCGCCTTCCAACTCTCGCAACTCAGCTTTTGCAGCTTCAAGTTCGTCAATGTCGCCAAGGTCTTCGCCAAAGTCTATCATTTCGTCAGTCATGGAGTATTGGCCTCTACTTCTTTTATGTCTGCCGTGGTGTTATGGATCATAAAATGATTGACAATCATGTCAACTTTGTCATTGAGAGATGTGTAACCAACGCTTACAAGGGCCCCAATCAACAATGAGACCATGGTGATAATCAATGGAATCATCCATTTCATAAGACCAACTCCACCTTCAATCTTGGCCAGTGATTTATCAACTCCATTGATTCTGGTATGCATCTTCAGGCGATGATCTTCGCATTCCTCAGAGTTGAATTTTTCGTTTGCCATTATCCCGTAGCCCTTTGTGGTGGTAACGGAGGAGCCTGTGGCGACAACGGTGCCGCCGGAGTGTTTGCTCCGCCTGGTTGTGCTTGTTGCCCTTGAGGCATAACAGGAGCGTTAGCCTCTCCTTCGGAAATCTGCTTCATCTCTTCTTCGGTTGGAATAAGGCCGGGGATGTCAAGACTGTCGGTAGTCTTACGCAAAAGCTTCATGATACCTTCCTTCGTGAGAAGCGCCGTAACCATAGCTGGGTCTACGAACGCCTGCATGAACTGCATACGCTCCTGGTTCTGACGAGCCTTCATTATCTCGGCAAGAGTCCCGCGTACGTTGGCAACGACGTCGCCTTTTATTGACGGATCTGGATGGTAGAGCATGTTGTAAATGAACTGCTTGATGACTCGAGGCTTGATAACTCCCTTGCCAACGTTTGCAATAACGAGCCTGATACCCTTTGAAGCGGCATCCATGAGCATAGAAAGGCCACTTGCGGTATCACCAGCACCGCCGCCAGTCTGATTGCCGTAGGTGTAAGCTGGAATTCCTGATTGATCGTCGCCCATTTGCTCCAATGCGTCGAGAACGCGCAGAAGATGCGGAGCGATAAGCTTTGGTTGCTCGAAGTGGATCGGCGGAGTGGTCGAACCCATAGGGGAACTTTTTGTCAACCACACCTTGCGCGGGTGAACCTTCGTTGCGGAAGCTTTCTGGCGTGGGTCTAATCTGGAAGTGTCGATCGTAACCTGTGGTCCGGCCGCAAGTGCGATATTGTCGAACATTGCCCGAACGGTCATATTGATACCGTCTTGGATGGGAGAAATAAGTTCAGGTATCGAAGTTCCCCAAATACTGTCAGGAACGACTTCGTAACTCGCCACATAGTAAGGCCAATTTCCCAAAGGATCGGGATTTCTAGTGGCTTTGATTATGTGCATACCAACCTTAATGGCGGTAATGTCGTACTGCTTGTCGTTGTCCGGAACCTGCAAGCCCCAGCGATTCAAACTTTCTCCGTCAACTGAGCCCCAGAATTCAAGAATGGGAATGCGGTCATCTGCGGTGCCGGCGACGACATAACGGGGATCCTTGTTTTCCAAGTATGCACGCTCGGTGTCATTGACGTCGATATCAAGCGCGGATCCAACCCCTTGATTGTCTTGCATTGCCGCCAGAATTTCAGATTCGTTGTATCCCGGGCGACCAATGAAGCTTTGAAGTTCCTTCTTGGTGATGCGGCGCCGCTCGAACATGTAGCCATCGCCAACCCTACCACATTCAGGGGAAGGATAAAAGTCAAACGGGCTCACTCGATCGTCACAAGGGATTATCTTCTCTTCGATTGCCGCAATGTCTCCATCCCAATTCAACATGGGCTTCCGCTTCATCGTCGGCCCCTTGAGGATTGCTGACGGGAAAGTGGTCAAGTCGTCAATGAAAGATTCAAGTGCTGGCTCCTGCCCGCCTTCCATGAACTGATCTTCTATGACCTTTTCCATTCCCTTCGCACGCTTCTTAGCCTCGGACATCTTCTCTTGCTGAATCTCTTGACGGCTTTCCTCGACTCGTATCCGGACCTCTTCCGAAGTGGGCATTTGGCCGTAACCCTCGGCTATGCGTAGGATTCTTCCAGTGATATCGTCAAGGATTCCCTTGTTCGCGCTCTCGGGAAGTTCCGGTACCGGTGATGGGTCAAGACCCCAAGGCTTTTCGCCTGCGGGAAGAATGACGTCCGGAATCCAGCTTTTAGCCGCTCGGACCTTCATTCCGGTGTACTTGATGTAAGATTCAACGCTTCCGAATTTCTTGATCTTGGCTAATTTAGCAGGATCGTAATCACCCTTGCGCCTTTTAAGGCAGTCGAATAGTCGGGTTTCTATAGGTCGCTTGGCATCTACGGCGGCTTGCCATGAGGATTCTAGGTATGAGGCTAGTCCAGTCTGTTCTCTCTGTCCGGTAGAATTAGGCTGTTGGCCAGGAGGATAAAGTCCGGGCTTCTTTGCTTCTTCCTTCTGGAGCTGGTCTATACTCAGCATTTGTGCCACGAGCGGCCTCCTTGGTTGCGAAAATCGAGGTAAAAGAAAAGCCCAATCATGCTAGAATGCAGTCCTGCATGACTGGGCGAAAATTCCTTACGGTAACGTTCAGGCTGGCCGGCCTTTCCAATTACCTCTCTGTTCGCGGCGTTTTGCCGTAATCAGCTAAAGTCAACATCAATATACACATTTTCTCACGTTCTGTCAAGAAAACTTTACAATATAAGCAACATTCGGCTACGACCAAGCATCGACGTCCATGTCGTCGGCGGCCCCGTCAAGCGGGATACCGGTGCCATAACCTTGTTCAAAAGTGTGGGCAACGCCCAAGGTTCTGAATGCGTCTGCCGGATGAGAACTCTTGTCGTGCCTCGGCTTGTCTTTCCATACAGCCTTACCAGCATCGTACTCTTTTCGATACGCTTTCAGCGCCTTGAGCAACTTGTCGCAAAGCTTCTCGTCAAAGTAACAGATCGACAAAAGCTTTCTGACCGCTTCTATGCCATCCTCAATTCTAAGCTTTGCGGCAATCTCGAAATGGATCCCCATTGCGGCAGCGGTTTCAAACCTAC